TATAATTCAATATCAATATATGATATTAATATGATAAGACTTTATACAGAAAAATTAAATAAGAATAATGATATCATAGTTTATTTTAATTTTTCGAAAGAAGATTACTTATGTATTCACACCGATTTTGAATATTCAATAGCAGAAAAATGTATGTATAAAATACACGAATTATCATTACAAATTTATACCATAGATAATTATATTAGAATTCCAGATGTTGTCATAGATGCAATGAAACTATATGAAAGAACAAAAAAAATAAAAAAGATAATAAAAAAGGTCAATGTGAATTGACCTTATTGTTTTTCTACTACTATACTTTGATTAGAATTAATTAATCTAAAAACATTATCATTAATTTGTATAATATAATTAATTTCAAATGATAAATCTTCAATCATAATATCTGTACCTACATTTATTCTTGGTCCTTGTATGTATTTCCCAATAAATACTTCCGAACCTTTACCCGCACTTGAGACTCTTAGTTTATTAAATTCTATATAATTTACATATACAACAGATTTCATAATAAAAATACTTTTATTGTATATATAAATATAAAATATAATTATAAAAATATAAGCAAAATATATTATCCTGATTTTTATATTAAAAAATTAAATTTAATCGTTGAAATAAAATCCGATTATTATTACAATCTTCATTTAGAACAAAATTTATGTAAAAAAGATAGTTGTTTAGAAAAACATTATGATTTTTTATTTATTATAAATAAAGATTATACTGAATTAATAGAAAAAATAAAGACCATCATTTGATGGTCTTTATTTTTATTTGACATCTTCGAAATCTATATCTTGTGTATTATCACTTGAATTGTTCTCTGATTGTGGTGTTTCAACTTGTTGATTAGAATATAACTTCACTGATATTTTATTCCATTCATCTGATAACTCTTTAGTGTATTCATCTATCTGCTCTAAATTTTGATTTTTATATGATTCTTTTAATTTATTAACAACAGAAATTAAAGTTGTTTTATCTGTATCATTTAATTTATCACCTAATTCTTCTATTTGTTTTTCAGTATTAAAAATTAAGGAATCTGTACTATTTAACTTATCTATTTTATCTCGTTCTTTTTTATCGGATTCTGCATTTTGTTCAGCTTCCATTTTCATTCTTTCAATCTCATCCTTGCTCAATGATGTACTTCCTTCAATTCTTATACTATTTTCTTTATTTGTTGCTTTATCAACTGCCTTAACACTTATTACACCATTAGCATCTAAATTTATAGAAATTTCTATCTGTGGAATACCACGCCTTGCTGGTGGTATATTATCTAAATGAAATCTTCCTATTGTTTTATTATCTTTTGCCATTGGACGATTACCTTGTAAAACAACTACATCAACACTCGACTGATTATCAGAAGCAGTTGAAAAAATTTGAGATTTTGTTGTTGGTATGGTTGTATTTGCTTCTATTAAACAAGTAGCTACACCACCCATTGTTTCAATGGACAAATTTAAAGGTAAACAATCTAATAAAAGAATATCAGTATTTTCTCCTGAAATTACAGAACCTTGAATACAAGCACCCATAGAAATAGCTAAATCTGGATTTAAACTTTTATTAGCCTTTTTATTAAAAAAATTTTCAATATTTTCTACTAAATATGGTATTCTAGTACTACCACCCACTAAAATAACATCATCAATTTCTGATATTTTTTTACCACTCTTATCCAAACTTGATTTAATCAAATTCATTGTTTTATCAATAAAAAATTGACTTAATTGATTAAATTTAGAACGTGTTAATGTTTTAACTAAATGTTTAGGTAAATTGTCTATAGCAGTAATATATGGTAGATTTATTTCTGTTTGAATTGAAGTTGATAATTCTATTTTTGCCTTTTCCGATGCCTCTGTTAATCTTTGAAGAGCAATAGGGTCTTTACGAAGGTCTATATTTTGTTCTGACTTGAATTCATCAGATAACCAATTAACTATTACTTCATCTATTAGATTACCACCCAAATCTTTATCACCATCTGTTGCTACTACTTCATATAAGTCATCAGCTACATTTATAACTGACATATCCGATGTACATCCACCACTGTCTATTACCATATATATTTTATCCTTTTTGTCTTTTATATTTAATGATGCTGCTGTTGGTTCAGATATAATTCTTTCTACCTTTAATCCTGCTATCTCTCCCGCAACTTGAGTACAACTTCGTTCATCACTATTGAAATAGGCTGGAACTGTAATAACAGCTCTTGTGATTTCTTCCCCTACATAATCTTCTGCTGTTTTTTTCATTTTTTGAAGAATAATTGCAGAAATTTCTTCTGGTGAATATATTCTCTCATTAACCTTGACAGCTGCTCTACCATTATTATTAATTATTTTATATGGTCTTTTTAGATGTTTAACTTCATCATATGATCGACCAATAAGTCTTTTAATATTAAAAATAGTATTTTCTGGATTCATAGATGCTTGTCTCTTAGCTGGCTCTCCTACTTTTATTTCATTAGTTTTATTATCCCATGATACAATAGAAGGTGTGCTCATTGATCCTTCTGAATTAGGTATAACAACAATTTGACCATTTTCCATTATAGACACGGCACTATTATAACTACCCAAATCTATTCCTATTATACGATTACTTTTTTCCATAATTTTTAATCTTTAATTTGTTTTTTAATTTAATTATTTTATATCTATTTTTTTAATATTTGTTTTAGGTAATTCTTTAAATTTTCCTATTGTTATAGTCAATATACCATCTAACATAGATGCTTCTATTTTTTCAACATCAACATCTTCTGGAATATGATAACTATTTTCGAATGATCTTTTATAATCATCTTTCTCAACTTCACTCGATATCATTAAAACATCATCCTCTATTTTTATATTAACATCTTCTTTTTTGAATCCAGGTAATGCTAATGTTATCGTGTAATCATTTTCATTTTCCTTAATTTTGGTTTTTGGTGAAAAATCATAATCTTCTGTAAGTGTTCTACCAAAAAATTGATTTAAAAAATTTTCCATTGTAGGAAGTTCTGTGTTTAGTATTGCTAACATATCTTTAATTATTATTTTTTATGAATTTAATCATTTACACGTAATATTAGCAAAAGATATACCAATACAAAAAACATGACACATTGTCATAAAAATATTATTCATATCAACTTTTGTCATCTTTTATATGCTGTTTCAGATGACATAAATGTCTGCATATATTCAAGAACAATTAATGATTCTTTAAATGTATTTTTATCACTATATACGACAGCACTTATTTCCTCTCCATTTTTACTTATCATTCCGTCAAAATAAAAAACTTCTATTTCTTCCGTTTTTATACTTACTATATTTAAAGAAAATGATAATCTATTATTATTTATTTCATAATAGGTGAAATTGTCGAATCCTTCTACTGACCATTCGTTACTTTCAATTTCATGATATTCTATATCACTAACTGATACAGATAAATTGGTAAGATAATCATTCATTATATCACTCATAATTACACGATTATTACATGCTATATCGGAATTAGTAGTTTTTCTCATTATATAAGGTGCTACTATCATTATAGAATCACCCTCATTAGATAAAAATTTCACATATAAATATTTATCATATTTATCATTAACATTTTCCGTTTCGCATAATCCAAAATAATATCCATTGTCGAATATAGGTTTATATACAATTGTGTCACTCTGTGAATAAACACATATTGATAAATTAATTAATACTAAAAATAAATATAAGTTTTTCATTTTTTAAATACTCCTAATACTCTTTTAAATTGTTTTTTTACATTTTCATCATCACCGATATGAGTGTATATCGTATCTATTACATTTAATGTTTCTGTAATATCTATATTTTTTTCTGTTGGTAATTTTTCTATTGTATTTACATATTTAACACTACAAGCATTTAATCCATGAAGTGCTATACTAACTTCTAACTTTTTATCTTCATATAATTTATTATTTAATTCAATATGAACTATATCATTTCTTATTTTATCTTTATTAATTAGAGTAAAATCATCCATATCATTAATTTTAATAATTACATGTTTTGGAGAAAAATTATTTTCTATCATTGCATGTTTCTTAGAAGATGAATTATATATCACCATACCCGGTTTATCTTCAGTTTCTTCTAACTGAATAAGATTAGGAATATTTATATTTCCTATTTTACCTTGATTTATATCGAATTCATTTTCCCTGATATCAAAAAGTGAAGAAAGATCATTCATATTCTTAATAACAGTTATATTATGCATTTCAGAAAAAATATCAAGTGTACTATATTCTTCTCCATCATATAATCTAATATCTTTATCAGAATTAACTAAATAAATACCAATTTTATCTGAAATCTTTTTCAAAAAAACATGAGCATCATTAATAGCAATAAGAGATGGGTTTGTATTGGAAAATAATCCTCCAAATATAATAAGTATATCATCATCTTTTGCTCTCTTTGTCAAGAGACCATCTACCCAATCGTACAAACAAGAATTTATCTGACTACGCATAGATTTTGTAGTAGTATATCTATATCCATATCTTATATTTTTAGTTAACCAAATGTTCATTTATTTTATTGTATATTTTTTCTATTTTCCTTTTTCTTTCTTCTATTTTATTTAATCTTTCAAAATAACGAATAGGAATTCCACATGACTTCACTATTTCATCATACATTTCATTAATAGTTATCTCTATATCATCATTAATGATCGTCTCTATGGGATTTAATTTTTTCATATATTTTATCCATTTTTTTTCTTCTCTCTATTAATAACCAATTTTCATTTAATGATGTACAACTTTTAAAACAATCATATAAATTAGTTACATTTGTTGTATTAAAAAAACCATTTGGTATAGTTTTTAATGATATACAATTATCGAATTTCATCCTTTTGCTGTTTTTCTTTAATTATCCCCATTATTTTATCTAACTTCTTCCTTCTTTCTTCTAATATATCCACATAAATATAATCTATATAATATAATTTATCAACTGGTGCTGATAATGGTTTTACTGAAACTAAATCTGAACCTATTACCATTTTGTTTCGTCATTCCAATTAATTTTATATTCTGAAACTTTCAGAATAAGTTTATCATAATATTCATTTCCTTCTTTAAGTAATCTATCTAACCACTCCTTTCTCATTATATCATTATTAAAAGTCAATGTATTTGTTGTTCCTTTAATTTGCAACTGACCCTTACCCAAATTCTGAATAGATAAATAACTCCAATTTAAACATTCAATTGGTTTAACAATAATATCCATAACAGTAACCATATCATCTTCTATTTTATAATCAATAAAAATATAAATAATATGATTTTTAATATTAGAAAGATATTTTCTTACTTTATCAATTGATATCAAATTTGGCATTGTAAATTCTTTATTATTGATATCATTTATTTTGATTCCAATTTTATAAAGTTCATCATTATATTTGATTTCAATATCTTCTATTGATTTGACAAATAGTGCTTCATTTACTATTACTTCATCAGTAGATAATTCATTAATCTTATCCCAACACAATACATTTAAATAATCAGTTACATCCTTTTGACTTATTTTTTTAGAATCAAAAGTATAATTCACAAGACTATTTATTTTATTTTTTATTAAATCTAACATAAAAACACTATGATGTTTTTATAATAATATATTATAAATTAGGAATATAGTTGTTATTTCATTAAAAATAATTATATATTTCTATCTATTTTTCTTGGTGCATAATCAGGTTCAACTTGGTATTTTTTCAACATTGTCATTCTAATAGTCCAAGTTCCATTATAGGTATTTATTTGAAATATATATTTTGGTGATTTTTCACTCAAATCTATATCTTTTAAAATTTCTGAATTACCAAACAAAAAATTCATGTCTGTATTCCAACTTACATATGGAAACGCAGTATCTTCCCAATCTTCACCAAACTCATCTATCATCTCTCGTTCAGTTTTAAATCTATACTGATATTTAGTTCGTTCTTTCATCTTTATTTTTGAATTAATTAATTTACAAATATATAAATTAAATTAGAACTTTACAAATGAAATATATAAAATAAAATAATTATAACAAATGACTACTAAAAACCCAATGCAAACTCAACAATTAAAACAAAATATTAATCAATTAGTGGGTGAAATGAACGGATTAAATCAACAATTAGCACTTAATCCAGAAGATTTATTCCCAGATGATGATCTATTACCTGGACTAAATGATATTGTATTATTTGATTATGATAAAGAAATAGCGGACATTCAAGCAGATAGTGAAGAAACTTTACAATGTTTATCGAGTCTTTATTTATGTGCAGAAGATATAGAAAAAAAGAATATCAACAATATTATTAAAAATGATGCTACTTTACTTGCGGGTATAAACTTTTCGCTTTCTTGTTCAAAAAGAGCTTTAATTAATCTTATGAAACAATTAGATTTAGGTATTAACGACCCCCTTATGTATCAAAGTGTTGGTATATTTCAAAAAGAAATAAGAGATTCTATTAAAATGATTTATGATCTTCAAAAGAAAATGAAAGAATTCTATAAAGATATTAAAAAAGAGATGATGGAACTCAATGGTGGTGATCAAGATGAAGAATCAAAAGATATTACTGAAATATTAGAAGATGAAGAAGAAACTTATCATATAGTAGATATGGATAAATTAAATAATGAAATTGAAAGTTTTATGAATAAAGGTGAAGGTGTTACAAAAAAGAAAAAATAATAATTATATTTTTCTATAATTATTTTCATTAACCTTATATAATGTAATGAAATCATATTTTTTCAAATATACTTTCATTTTTTTAAGTATTTTTATATTATCATCAAAATAATAAATTTGAGTAAAACCCTGTTCATTATATAAATCTAATAATACTTGTGCTTTCCATTTGGATTTCATAGATATAGCAGTACGAGAAAACATATGTAATCCACAATTAGGTAATTCTATTCCTAATTTCTTTAATGCTTGTTCCGTTTGTATGCGTATTTTTTCATTTCTAACTGTTATAATAGCTTTATATTCAGCATTATTATAAATATTAACTATATTTTTATGAATTCCAATAGGAATACCATCATTTGTCATATAATATGAATCGGGTTGTGTAATATAAACTCTATCTTTTTTTCTTACCCATGTAGAATTTTCTGGAATATTTATTTTTTGTTTAGGATCATAAAAATAAATTCTACCATCAGCATATTTTAAATCAGAAATATTAATTCCTATATCATTCGTTTTACTTCTAAGTATTGCTTCTGGTGTAAGTTCTTCATTTAATAAAGGTCTAACACTATCTTCAAAACTCTTACTAAATACTAAGGTATCATCTAAATCAAATGCATATAATATTTTATTACTAAAACCCTCAAATGTTTTTTTGAATTTTTTAGAACTATAATTTGGTCTATTTTTATCATCTATATATCCACGAAGCATCCCAAAAGAATTCATATCAAATACTTTTGGATGTGTTGTATCAGAATTCATAAAATCCCATAGTTGCTCAAGAGTACAATTTGATATTACATAACCTATTTTATCATTATTATCTAAAATAAAAAATATATCAAAATTAGAATTAAATAAATAATTATCTAATTTTTGACTAAAGTAATATCCAAAATTTTCAAAAATATTTATAAGTATACTTATATAACTTTTTTCCTTTTTAGCATTAAATATAAAATATCTATATCCGTTCACTTAACACATTTAATATTTATTTCTATATATTAAATAATTAGTCATTACTTTTTTTTAATTTCAACCATTCATCAAATACCATATCTCCTTCTCCATGTGTTTTATAGTACTCATGTTTAGAAGCATAATATTTCATTCTCTGACGTTCATTCATACCAGATGTTTGTGTTTCCATTTCTTTTATTTTTTCTTGTTCTTCTCTCATCTTTTTCATAGATGATTTAGGTTCATAATCAGAAGGATATACAATATCTCCATATTGATTTATTAATCTTATTTGATTAATCATCATCACTTTAGCATTAATAGGTGTCGGTTCTTCGGTATAATCATTACTAAATGGATTCTCCCATGATAAATCTAAACTCCACCCAATTTTTGATAAATTAAATATCATATAATTTTTAAAAATATCTATATATTTAAGTCCCAAAAAATTATATTTAACATCATCGGGAGAAACATCAAATCTCATACTACCTATATTACTTATATTACCAATTCCTATATGTCCACCTGATGCAGTATTAGGATTATTAAAACCTAAATTAATTTTAAATTTTTCTAATAATTCATCACAATAATTTTTTAAATTATCTATTGGTTTACCTTCTTTTGTTCTCGGTAAATCATCCACATCATAATCATCAATATTACCATATGAGCAAATCTGCAAAGTATCACCATATTGCAATATTACCCATTTGATTTTTTCTGCTTCTTTTGGTAATCTACCACTTTCTATATCTTGCTGAATAATTGCTCTTGCTCTAATAGGATTAGCCCATGTACCTGAACCAACAAATGCAATTTCACCAATTACACAATACCCATTCATCTTCAACACATTTGCTGATTGACCCGCATATTTACCTTTTTGATATGATACTGTTTCAGTATATAATGATATAAATTGTTTTTGATTTATTATAACTTCTTTTTTTGATGCACTTCCCCTTGTTTTTACTTTTACTTGTTCTAATCTCCAAGTTCCATCTTCAACGAAATCTTTACCTAGTATTTTTTTCCATTCCTCTACTGTATAATCATCCTCTGATTTACCTCTTGGAGTAATTTTATTATTATCAGGATAAAGCTTCTTCATATAATTAAAAACTTTATAAATAGATGGTTCTTCTACATTATGTATAACTTCTATTATCGTTTTAAAATCACCTCTTTTTATCAACTGATTAAATACACCAGCAAATAAAAGTTTTGAATTAGGTTTTTTTATTATTTCAGATAAATTAAAATCCATTAATTCCGTCCATTTCACACCATATGATGTATACTTAGCAGCATCTACCATATCAATAACATCTAAAACTAAACTGTCATTTGGTAGTCCCAATGTATTCATTATTCCTTCATATGCTGAACCAGTTTTACTTTTAATTGCACCTTTTATTGTTATATCTTCATTAAATTCTCCATGATGATCTATATAAATATCCATATCAGGGTGAATTTCAGCATAATCCACTACTACATTAATAACAGTAGTATCAATTTTAAAAACATCCCAACCCTCTTGATAATCAATTACACCATAACCAATAATATTAAAACCTTTATCTCTAAAATATTTTTTAATTGCAATTCCGGAAAAAATTCCATCCATATCGTTGTGTGTGTATATCATTACATCATTACTTTTCTCATGTAATTTATTAATCCAATAATTAATATTATTAGATTTTTGTTTAAATTTTACTTTATTCATAACTTTTATATATTCATCATAATTTTTATTCATCTTGGATGAATTTATACATCTCTTAGTTATACATATATTATTAATATCTCCAATTGTTTGAAAATCTATATTATTTTTAAACCCATTAAATATGGAAATTTTATGATCTATTGTTGGATATTTAGGATTATTAGAATTTAAACTCAAATAATTTTTAATATATTCTTTATCATAATAATCTAAACCATTCCAATCATCGAATATTTTCTTTTTATATTTATATGTTGTCTTTAATACATTTTTCTATATAAACAATAATCAGTATAATATAGGGGATTTACTTGCTTTCCTTGTTTAATTCTATTTATTAACGTTTTATTTTTAATTATATCTGACTGATTTGGATAATCACAACCATAAATTTTATTATTTGTATCTCGAATTTTATTTTTTATATCTTCATTTTGAAATACATTCTTTACTCCCCATTTACTCAAACATGTTTTTTCTTTGAGTTTTTTAACTATATCTGATTGTGATGGATTACTAACACCATAAAGTTTCAAAAATGTTTGTTTTGTCTTTTCTTCTTTCACACATAAATGACAATAATACTTTTCAGTTTTATTTTTTGTAACTTTAATATAATCTTGATATTTTATTTTTCTTAATGACTTACAATGATCACATTTTACATCTATTACATAATGTGATCCAAGTGTTAAATGTTCTATTGGAATATTTATAATATCTCCATATTTAATATTATAACCTAACTGTTTATAATGTTCGATATTATGATTAATAATCTTTACATTTATTTTATCTGTAATAATCATTTAAAACAAATAAAATTATTTTGTTAAAAGTTTATTAAAATCACCCTTCATTTTTTCTACTAATACATTAGAAATGTTTGCAATTATTGCAAAATTATCATTTCCTTTTATCTTTATATCTTTTAACAATGGCTTTAATTCAGCATATTGCTCATAATGTTTGAGTAATTGTGATTCTAATGTTTGTAATTTAAAGAACCCATCTTGATTATGTTTAATTATATGAAATTCCTTTCCATCATTCAATAACCTAGTAAAATAGAGTATATCTTTTCTATTTTCTAATAATTTCTGAATTTCCTCAAAAGTAAAATCACCAGGAAAGTGCAATACTTTCGGTTTTTGACCTTCAATTAATTTATCTTCTCTTACTTGGTTCTTATCCATATTAAAATATTAATTTTTAGTATAATTTATATTATATATTAAATTTTAAAGTGTTAAAAAGAAAGAGATATGATCTTTCAACCATATCTCTGATTTTCATTATATTATAATTTTGATTAAATAGCTTGTGCAGGTGCTTGTGCGGGTTTCTGTGCTTGTGGTACAGTCTGTGCAACTTCTTCTGCGGGTGCTTGTACACCACCTTCTCCTTCAATCTGAACATTCACTGGTTGTGCTGGTTCTTCTGCGGGTGCTTGTACTTGTGTTTCTGCTGGCATCTCTTCTTGTACTTGTGTTTTTGGTTCTGCTGATGCACTAGTGACAATATTAACTGGAAGATTTTCAATAGTTAAATATGAGGTAGTTACATATTTAGTAATTTCTTCTGCAAGTTCTTGTTCACTCCACTTCTTACGAGGGTCCTCACCAGTTTCCTGTTGAACCTTCTTTACGTAAGAATTTATCAAAGATGTAGGAATTTCTACTCTTGTTCTTACTTTCCAAGTGCTATCGAAGAGTTGTGCTCCTTCATTAACTTGACTTGATTCAGTCAAATGTTTTTTATTTTTGAAATCACCATATTCTGTTAAATTTTTCATATCAATTATAATTTTATTTTTATCTATATATTAAAATATAAATTCACATTTTAATTATATATTATTTTAATATATTCATTATTTTTTCATTAATATCTTCATTATATTTTATTCTACATAAATATATATTATTTTTTAAACAATAATTATTTTTAATATTATCTAATTTTTGTCTATTTTTTAATTTATCATCATTTTTTTCAAACCTATACTTCTTAAAATGTTGTTCTCCATCATATTCTATACATATATTATAATTAGGTAAATAAAAATCAAATTTTAATTTTTTAATATTTCTACAATCATCAAATGATTTTTGACTAATATATTTTATATTATTTTTTTCTAATATATTTTTTATTAATTGTTCTCCCTTAGATTCTTTACAGATCGGACATCCACTACCACTTAATATTGTTTGAGGTTTCGTTAACCAAACACCATGAATAGGACATATAATTTTAATTTTTGTATTATTATTTATATAATTTTGATCTTCTATAATATATCCCTTATTTTTATGAATAATATCACATCTATTTCTTATTTCTGTTATTGTTAATTTTTCTTTTTTAGTACATTTTGGACATCCTTTACATCTTAATAATCCAGCTGGTGTAATATACCAATTATATTTTGGATGTTTTTTACATATTACTTTAATTTTCGAATTTATATTTATATATTCTTGTTCTGGTATTATAATGTCATTTTTAATCCTTTTCCTTAAATCTGATAATGTCAATTTATCAACATTTTTACATTTACTACATCCATGACCACTTAATAAATTTTTAGTGCTTATAAGAAATTCATCGTGTATTTTACATATTATTTTTAATTTTGCAAATACATCAACATATTCTTGTTCTGGTATTATATATTTATCCCCATGAATTTTAATACATCTTTGTCGTATATCATTAATATTTAATCTCTTACTCATTGTATTTTTTTACCATTGATATATAGTATAATTTAAATTAACACCCACTCCTACATATGGTTTACCTGTAAGTATATTATATCCAAATGATGGTCCACCACCAACTGACCAAGTATTAGGAAACCATTGTTTCTTTTTCATCAACTGTTTTAAATACGAACTCGTATTAGGATCGATTAAAACACCTTGTAATGATTGTGGTGTAAAACCAGGATAATCCGTTTCTACAAATACTCTTAATTTTCCATCTTCTACTTTTTGACCAAATGTTAATTTTATTTGTGATGTTTTTGATAATAGTTCGGTCTTATAATGCTTAAATGTTATCCCATCTGTTAATAAATCATGACTAGTCATTCCTTGTTCCCAAATAAAATTATCATTTATTTTTGCACCAATATATGTACGTCCTTTATAAATATCATAATTTACAGTATCCCAATCATATGTCATCTCCCAATCCATTGAATATGTACTATCATTAATTTGTATTGGTTGACTCATCAAGGATTCAAGATAATTTATATGTTTTCTTAAATTAGCTGAATCTTGTTTAAGTTGAAACACTATTTGAGCTAAAGAAATTACTTTACCTTTTTCATCTTTAATTGCTTTATATAATGCAGAATTTTGTTCTTTTAATTCTTTTTCACTCAGAATATATTCTGATATACTAACTTCAAGTGCACCAGATTTAGTTCTTTCTATTCTTAATGAATCATGAGCAGCATCATAATTTTGTTCATCAATAGTATGTTCTCTTTTTTCTTCTCTGTAATCTGAACAAGTTTTAGCTATAAATAGAAAAGCTATTATTAATAAAATATATAAAAACACACGACTATTTAAAAAATTCCAAAATCCCTTAAAAAATTTTATTATTTCCTTCATTATTTTTATTAATATTTTTTCTTTGATGGTAGTCTAACAGTTTCATATCTATTTGACATTAATCCAGATTTATTATACTGTACAAAATCTCTACCAATTATATCTTTTTGTGGTACTCCTGCTTGTTTACCGCTATAAAATGTTCCATTATACCAATTACCACTAAACTCACCATAATAAAATATTCCACCATACCAATTAGAAGGTGACATAAAAAATCCAGAATTAAATGAACCATTCTCCCAATCTCCACTATGAAATGTCCCATAATTAAAAATACCATTCTTCCAAGTACCACTATAAAAACCAATAGAATTAGCGATCCCGTTTCTCCATGTTCCATTATACCATCTAATATTATTCATAACACCAAAAAATAAATCACCATTATTCCAAACTGAATCAAACATACTACCTTTATAAAAATTACCATTATTCCATGTAGAACTATCTGATATTTTACCGTTATAGAATTTACCATTATTCCACGTGGATGTTATAAATTCACCATTATTAAAATCACCATTATTCCATGTAGTATTATCTTGTATTATACCACCATTAAACACTCCATTATTCCATGTAGAGTATTTCATAGTACCATTATTAAATATTCCATTATTCCATGTAGAACCACTAAATATACCATTATTAAATGTACCAGTAGTCCATACAGAACCATCAATTAATATACCACCATTAAATATTCCATCTATCCATGCAGACTTCCAAAATACACCATTATTAAATCTACCACCATACCATGTAGTACCAGAAAATATGGTATCAGAACTTAATAATATTGTATTTACATCACTTGAAGTAGATACTACATTATCATTTGTACCAAAAGTACCAGATATCCATGTACCACCTAAGAATATACCTTTCATAAATCTACCATTTAACCATCTAGATGTCAATGGAAATATTCCATTTTTCCATGTACCACCAGACCAATCAATTGTTCTAAATGGATTCATAGTTCCACCTGTCCAATTACTATTCCAAATACCATCAATCCACTGTACTGCTTTATCTTCTAATGTACAATCATTAAATGTACCTCCATTTATAATATAGGTAGAACCAATAAAACAATTATTCAATATACCTTCTTTTATTTCATTAGCATAACTATGTAATTCACAATTATTAAATACACCTGCATTTATATTACAATCTTGAAGTGTTATTGTAGTATCTAAAAGATTAATTATGCTTAATCCTATACCATAATTATTTTCAGTATAAAATGTATTTATTGTGTCATTAGCTAATACAACTGATTTTGTCAAAAGACCATTATTATCCTTTGTATTAAAATCTATATCATTTATAACATTTGGTGTTGTTACTAATATACCTTGATACCATAATAAATTTAAACTACCAGCTGGTGTAAGTGAAACATTATACATCATCGTTCCATTTATCACACCTCGATAAATAGAACCAGTTTTAATATAAACTCTACCTATATAACAATTATCAGATGTCAATCCAGTTATTCCAGATAAAACTAAATCATCATATATTATATTTAATGTTAATTTATTATTTTCTTTTTTTAATAATTCATAACCTACTGTACCATATGTATTTCCAGAATTATTTAAACTATCAAAATATTTATAATCAGTAGTTCCACTATCAACTACCATAATATATAATTTATCACCAATAGTGAAATTACTATCAAATTCGGTATTGAATATAGTATACTTTTCTGACTTGCTTATTACTGGTAATAGTTTTACACAATTTTTGTTATAGCTCATTTATAATAATTATTTTTAGACTTTTTAACTATATTCAATATATATAAAATAATTACACTTAAATTAGTTATGAATGATATTACATTAAATATAGATAATAAAGATTTTACATTAGATAAGCTTAAAAAAGTCAAGTTTTATAGAACATGTACTTTTATAAAAAATGATATTCAAGATTATATAATAGCAGAAACATATCAAATTTTTAGTTATCAAAAAATAAAAAATGATTTAAGTAGAATATTAGATAAATATAAAGTAAAATATGAATTAGAATATATTTATGATTTAAAACACAACGAGATCAAAATAAATCTCGATGATATTTTTATATTAGATATAACTTTTAATTATGAAGAATATCGGTATTGATATTAAAAAATAATATTTTTATATGGTTAAACACAAAAGGATTATTTTTGTTGGTCCTTCCGCATCAGGTAAAACATTTATTAGAAACAAATTTTGCGAAAAAGGTTACAAAGCAGACATTTCATACACATCACGACCAATAAGACACAACGAAACAAACGGTGTCGATTATTTCTTCATCTCAAAAGAAGAATTCGAAAAAATGAGTAAAAACAACAAATTCTACGAACAAACATCATATAATGGTAATTATTATGGAACAAGTACAGAACAATGGAATACTTGTGATGTATTTGTAATGGAAACAGATGGTCTTAAAACAATAAAAATAGAAGATAGAGATGATTGTCTTATCATTTATGTAGATACACCAATTGAAAAGAGAATCGAACGAATGAGGAAAAGAGGTTGGGATGAAGATATGATTATGAAAAGAATTAAAACAGATATATCGAAATTTCATGATTTTAAAGATTATGATGTTAAAATTTCCAGTTAATTAAAATGAAAAATATAATTTATAATGAAAATTGTAAAGAAACTTTTAACAGATTACTCGATAAAAGTATTGATGGTATAATTACATCACCACCTTATAATATTAATACAGAAAGAAGTGATTGTTATTATAATAATGGATATTCTGACTTAGATGGGTTAAGTGAAAATGATTATTTAGAGGTTAGAACTCATGAATTCAAAGAATTTTCAAGAATTTTAAAAGATAAAGGTGTAATTTGTTATAATATATCATATGCAAAAGAAAATCCAATATTACCTACATTATTAATTACTAAAATTCATAATGAAACTGATTTAACTATTGCAGATATAATTTGTTGGAAAAAGTCGAATGCAATACCATTTCAAACATCACCAACAAAATTAAGTAGAATTACTGAATTGATTTATGTTTTTGTAAAAAAAGAATACTTACATACCTTTAAAACTAATAAGGAAATAAGTAAAATCAATAAAAAGACAGGACAAAAATTTTATAAAAATTATATAAATTATATAGAAGCAAGAAATAATGATGGTTATAAATGTAAATTAAAAGCATCGTTTTCACAAGAATTGATAAATCAATTAATTAACATATATTTTCCAAAAGATAGTTTAATATATGACCCTTTTAGTGGAATTGGTACTACTGAATTAAGCTGTATTGAAAATGAATGTAATTATATAGGTAGTGAATTAATTAAAGAACATTATGATATTGCAATGAAAAGAATAGAAGAAAAATTCGGTTTGATAACAAAAAAATAAATATATAAATATAAATTATGTCATTAAAAATGAAAGCAAGAGAAAACTTACTTAATACTATTAGCGAAAAATTATCTGAAATGTTCGTAGAAGAATATGAAAAGATAAATAATTCTCTTATTTCTGTAAACAAATATTTAGAAGGATTAGAAGTGAATTATACATATGACTATAATAAGTTTTGTATTGACTTTATGGAATGCTCCAAAAAATTAGTAGATAACTTATCTGATGAACAATTAAAAAATTTAAATAGCAATTCTTTTGTCGCAGAAGTATTTTCTTTTATGATTAAAAATAAAATATATGAGTATACAACAGACCAAGAAAGAAGGTCATATCTATTAGCAGAATTTCAATTACAAAAATTTTTAATAAATCGTTAAATTTACTAAACTTTATTATTAATTTTTAATATATAATATTACATTTAAGGTATTTAAAATTTTAAGGTTATTTTTGGATTTTTAGGTTTTTAAAGTTTTTAGGTTTTAATTATTTTATCCCACCAAATAATCGCTCTAATAATAAATCCTTAAATGTCAAAAAAGAATCATTATTAAAATGAGCGAAAACGTTGTTAATTTATTTGACATGGAAGCTGATGATGCTAGCATGTCGTTCTTAAACAAAAAATCATCAAGCATAGACGGTCTATATAGACCACTTGCAAAAGACGCAAAAGACAAACAAAAAGGTTATGTAGCAACAATCCGATTTCTTCCAAATGTATTGGAAGATGGAACTATTGGTGCATCAGCAATCGAAAAAGCAGTTCACTATGCTAATCTTCCTGATCATCAGGACTTACAGGGTTATTATGACTCACTTATCAATTTTAATGAAAAATGTCCATTAACTACATTGTATTGGAAACTTAAAAACTCCAAGAACCAAGCAGAAGTTGAGAGAGCAGAACTTATTGGTAGAACTACAAAGTACTACTCATATATTCTTGTAATCGAAGATGAACAGCATCCAGAACTTGAAGGTAAAATACTCGTATTCCCTTATGGTTTCAAGATTAAAGAAAAAATTAATCTCGAAAGAACAGGTGAAAATAGCGAAGGTAAAAAATGTAATGTTTTTGACCCTGCTAATGGTAAGGATTTCAGAATTATAGTAAAAGAAGTTGCTAATTTTCCAAACTATGATAGTTCAAGTTTCAGAGCAGTATCACCACTTAAAATATGGGATGAAACCAAGAAGAAATTTATTCAAGTTCCAGTAGAATGGAGTGAAGAAAAACAGAAAAATTTAATCACTAATACTAGTGTTCAGAAAAAAGTTTCAGCTTTCCTTTCTGTTCATGATGCTCAATTAGAGGATAATGCACCTAAAAGATGGTCAGAAGATGAAAAAGTAAAAGTAGACAAAATCATTGAAATACTTTCAGGTAATGATATTACATTTGCTAAAAATGCTATCAATAAATCATCTTCAAGTACATCAAAAAATGAAAGTCTTGAAGATAGTTCACTTGATAACGAAACTACTGATGATTTGGATGAATTTTTCGGTGATATGGATGATGACAAATAATCATCTTCTTATAAAATTTCAAAAGGGATACAAAAATGTATCCTTTTTTTATATATATACTATATCATGAAACATATTAAATTATATGAAGAATATCACATAGATATAAATCAAAAGAGTTCAAAAAAACATTAGAAAATATGAAT